TCCAATTGATTTCATGATGTTTTTGTTCCAATTCGCCACGAAATATTCTTCCCATGCCTTGCAGCCGTCCCCGTTGGTTGGGCAATCATCCCGCGTGCAGTTTCTGCAAAAGGGACTTTCCGAATCGATGTACTGGCCGGGGCGTTCCTTTTCCCCGTTAACTTCGTTTTTCATGCTCCACCGCCTTCCGGTAGCTTTTCAAATTCCATCTTCCCGGCCATCTCGGCGATAAAGCTCTTTACCGCTCCGGGGAGCTTCTGGTAATCGTCCTCCCGCTTCTGGCACACTTGGAACGATCTCTGGAAATTCGATGCAACCACTGACTGCACCGTTTCTGCGTCCATCAGCGCCCATTCCTTGAGCTGGGCGGGGCTTCCCACCGTCCGCTGTACCGCCGGTGGCAGCTTACGAAACTCGTCCTCAGCGCCGTATACGCTGTTTCTCAGCGCACTGGCAACCAGCCCCCATGCTTCCATCTGGGTCATCTGCTCCGGAGAGCGCATTTTGTCAAGGCGGTCTTTCAGCTGTCCAACCGTTGGCATAAAGCCCTTGGTATCCGTAGCCATGTATGCCTTAGCCGCCATCACCACCAGGTCAAAGGGTTCATCCGCGAAAATGTCCGCCCACAGGCCGATCTTTGTTTTTGCGGCGTCCTCCGACATTCCCCGGAATGCATCCGGGTAGTTGGCTTGCAGCAGCGCCAAGACCTGATAGCTTTCCTGTTTATTCAACGCCGAATTCCTCCTCGTACAACCGTCTCAGCTTGTCCAGCCCGTGTTCCTCCGTGGCTCTTGGCTGCACACGGTTTCCGGCTCCGGACGTTCCCCGCCCCTCTGACCGCTCCCACGTCCGCACGGCGGCCTTCCAATCCTTCATGGGGTTCTTGCCCACCATCCAGCCCTTGGAGGCGTAGAAGTCAACGAAGGCCTCAGGGTCAAGGCCGTTGCCACGCTCCTGGCAATAGGCCGCGACTTCATCAACCGTGGGGGGGATAAAGCGTTTTGCTTTGGTTCCCCCTGGCAAGGGGGTAGGGGGATAACATTCGTTCTCTATCTCCCCCTCTTTCTCTTTCTCCTTCTCTTTCTCCTTCTCTTTCTCGCTTTCGTGTTCCTCTTGCTTACCGTTTGCTTCCGGTTTGCTTTCATTTTGCTTACCGTTTGCTTTTTTACTCCCACCTTCTTTCCCGCTCTTTGCTTTCCTTCTGCTGGAATCCAGATTCGGCTTTATGAGCAGAAACGCGATTTGTGCGGCATCGGACATTTTGGAAAAGTCCGGGTCTTCTTCCCGCAGGGCATAGGCGCAAATAGCGTCGTAAGCGTCGGCACGGTCTGCCTTTTTCTTGATTCTGGAAACCGCATCGAAGAAGCTGGCATAAAATGTAAATTGGGTTCTTTCATCCATGTGCTACCTCACTCCGGTTGCGTGTTCCAGCGAATACCGCGCGAAGCACGTCCGCTCCCCGTACCGGTTCTTTCCGGTGACGGTTTCGCTCTTGATGGGTACTCCCTGGGCTTTCAAATCCCAGATTCTTGCGCCAAGCCTGTAACAGCCGTACTCGGTAACAGCCTCGGCCTGAGTAATGCTTCCATAGTCCTGCAAATGCCGCAGGATACGCTCACACTGTGTCACGGGGTGCCTCCTCTCCGGTAAGACGAACCGCCACGCATGGGCGGGTGCCGTATCGCTTGCAGACTGTGGCATCTGTGATAGCTGCATCATCCTTGTAGGCGATACCGTTCAGGGCATCACACACAATCTTGCCTATGTTGTCCCAGTCGGGTTTCACCATTGGCAGAATCTGATTGTCAATCGCTTCGGCCTGCCTGCGCTTGCTCCACGAATGGGGAACGGGGTAGATTGCCGCAATGTCAACCCGGATAGTGCCGGTGAACTTTGCCCCGTGGGCTTCGCACTGGTATGCCCATGCCACCAGCTTTTCATAGTCCTTCGTTTTCTTTGGGGTGTATGTCGCACCGTTCTGGGTGAAGCGGGGGCGCTCCTTCCCTTGCGGAACGCCGGGAATCGTAAATTCAATCGTCACGTTTTCGCTCCTTCCTTTGGAGTTGGCGGTTTCACCTCCCACCGCCAAGGGAAGAAATCAAGAAATCACAATATAGCCGTCCATGTCGTCAAGAGCTGCTTCCAGATACGCCTTGATTCTGCGCATAGCATCGATCTTCCAAGCACCGCCGTCCGCTTCATAAAGGGCGCACTGAATGCCGTTTCTGTCCTGCATCCGGAAAACGTACTGGGATTCCGGCTGCTCCACTTCAATGAAGGTACGGTATGCAACCAGCGTGACAGGGTTCGGAATGACCGCTTCTCCCTTCTTGGCAATGCCAACCTTGACCGTGGCTTTCTGGGTAATGCCATCGTCCCCATATTCTGCAATCGTTCCGCTTTCCACGGTTCCGGCGAACTTCAGCAGCAGTGCCCGGTCTGCATTGGGCAGGAACTTGGACTGAAGGGCAATACAGAAAGTTTCATGGTCAATCCAGCGGTTAAAGCCGAATTCCGGAACATTGGCGTTTACCTCCGCAATCGTTTCGCGGTCGTGGTTCCAATTTAGCGCAGAATACATTCTGACCTTCGTGGGGCTTGCAACATGGATAAACATTGCTCTGGTTCCGGTGTGCGTCAGATCGTCCTTTTCGGATTTGATATAATCAACAAGGCTTTCCAGCGTGGAAAGCTGGATAGGGTCTGCAAGGGGCGCGTAGTCTACCCGATGTAGGGGCTTGTCGGAATAGGTCTCACCATTGATTTCCTGAACTGTAGGAGTGGAAAGACCCACAATGTACTGCAATGCTTCTTTAATCATATTTGACCATCCTTTCTAAATCAGGCTTTCATAGCCTTGCGCATATCGATAACGGTCGTCGGAACCGGTTCAATGATTTCCCCGGTTTCAGGGTTGCACGGGATTTCCGGTTCAGATTCAATCTGCATCTGGCCGGGAAGATGCTTATGCCGCCCATATTCCTCTGCAAACATCTGACCGGTTTTCAGATCCTTTCCGATAACGAAAGCGGTCTGCATGGGTGCTTGCGCAGCAAGCTTTTCGGAAACCTTGATTGCACAAGAAACATCGTCCCGGGCTTCGTTCTGTGTGAACTTCAGTTCAATGCAGATTTTCCGGCAATCCTTAAACGGGGTGTTCGGGTCAGAAAGATTCTCCACAACCCGCAGAAACGATTTTTCAAACTGTTCCTGAAGGGCACCGCCAACCATTTCCTGTAAAGAGATTTTTTCCATGTTCTTTCCTTTCTCAAATCATAAATTGTAAGTATACTATCAACCTTTTTGCGGAAAGATTGATTTTTCCGGCCTAGAACGGCAAGTCGGCGTCGTCTGCGGTGATCTCCTGATATCCTCCGAACCCCTGCTGACTGTACCCGTTGCCACGGTTCGTCTGCTGTAGGGTGCTGGGCTGCCCGTATCCGGCGTTTTGTGCCGTTCCGGTATTGGTGGTATCCTGAGAGCTGCGCTTACTGGAAAGCAGCTCAACGCTTGTGGTCACCACCTCGAACGCCCGGCGCTTGTTCCCGTTCTTGTCCGTCCAGTCCCTTGCTTGCAGCGCTCCGGAGGCGGCTACGATATCGCCCTTATGGCCGTACTGCGTCAGGTACTCAGCCCCCTGCCGCCACGTGACGAAGTCCAGAAAATCGGTGACGTCTTTCGCCATCGGCCGCTTGACGGCAAGGCTGTAGGAGCAAACCGCCGTCCCCTCCTGGGTTCTTCTCAGCTCCGGGTCGGCGGTGAGCCGCCCGACAAATTGACAATTATTCATGTGTTCTCCTTCCTGTAAATCAGATCGTTTTCGTTCCAGCCGGGATAAATGCCCATCAGGTACTCCCGGAAATACGCCCTCATTTCCATTCTTGCCGTGGTCTGATCGTACCGGCTGTGACATCTGGGGCAGAGGGTCAGCCCGTTCTGGGCAATGCCAAGCCCTCCCTGCGCCCGGGATATGTAGTGGGCATTGCTCCATGCCAGGGGGGCGGGGGCGGGAGCGCCGCAGAATACGCAGCACGTCCAGCCGTCAATGCTGTCCCGCTGGGCAATCGCCATTTTCTCGTCCCGGGTGAAATCCCTCGCTTTGGTGTCCTTCCTCAACGCCATTCCTCCTTGAGCAGTTCCAGCTTGTCCGGGGGTAGGGTTTCAATGTCCAGCGCCTTACAGTCCTGTATGAGATTGTCGATAAGCCGCGCCATCTGTTTGGTGTCGTAGGTACTGGAGCCGTGGTATGCCGCCAGATTCCGGCACCCCGGCACCTGAGACGCGCCCAGGCTGTCCACCAGCCATCCGAGGCCGTTTTTCTGCCAGCTCCGTGTGAACCGCTCCACGTCCTGTTCACGGACACACATGGGCGTGTAATTGTCTCCCACGCCCCGAACGGCGTTTCGGTAGACCTCAACCGGAGGAATCCCCATAGCGGCGGCAAGCTTGTGAATCAGTACCCATGCATAGGCGTTTGCGTCCAAGCTCCGCTTTTCCCGGTGCTCTTTCAAGGTCAGATCGTAGGGCGTGGCCTTCATTTTTCGGATAAAGGCCATTGCCTTGCCCAACTCGGAGCGGGAGGGCTTGACCATCAGCCAGCCGCCTTCCAGTTTGGCCTCGGTGAATGTAAGCTCCGTCATGATTGCTGCCACACAAACGCCCGAAGGTTCTTTGTGTCGTTGCGGATTGCAAGTCCGGTGATCCGCCCGGTCTTCTCGTCATAGGCGATTTTCTCAACGCTGAACTTATCGTAGCAGTTGAACCGGGTCTTTCCGTTGAAGGAAGATGCTTTGATCTCTGCCTTATTGCTGGGAATCCAGACAAACGGGGACGTGTAGAGTTCCCTTCCGATACCCCAGCGGAACCCGGCGCGCTTGAAAGCGTCGCTTGCCTCGCCCTTTTTCTGGTTGCCTTCCTCGTCCTCCCGGCTCTCGATACCGCAGTCCCATTTCCATTGGATGCCGCCGTTTTCCTGGATAATCCCGATACCGGCATACAGATTGCCCTTGATCTCCTTGTAGTCGTTCGTCCAGTTGCCAGCCCCTACAGTCTCGTCCAGCAAGTCCATGTCCGTCCTTGCCGTCTTGTACAGCAGACACACCAGACCATTTTCCTTGACCTGCTTGACCTTGACCTCGATCTCGTCAGCGGTCAGAAACCGAAACATTCTTGCCATTGTCTTCCTCCTTAAATTTCAGCGGGCATTCATACCCAACTGTTGCTCTTGTATCCAGCAGATACTCCCCGGTCAACCGGCACTGCTTCCGGGCGTATGTTTCCATACAGGCACAGAGGTCACAGCACACATGACCCTCCGGGAAGTAAATGCTTGCCGTGGCCTTCTCGTACCACAGGCAACTTTTTTTATCCGCCATAGTTCACCGCCTCCATCATTCTTCATCCTCCTGCAACGGCTCAAACCGTTTTATAGCGATACCGCCTTTGTACGGAT